CACGCAGTTAACATGACGGGTATTAAAGACTAACCCACTGATTTTAATAGGTCTCTTGTGTCACTTTGGTGACTATGGGACATCATTGGGACATAATCTGCCAGCTTCTGATTCAGCATTGCGATCTGTTCTGCATTGCTGTCAGTCATCCATGCTCCGTATACATTGAAAACCATCTGGGCACTTGCATGGCCCATCTGGCTGGCAATGAAGCTTGGATTTGCTCCGGCAGATAATGACCAGCACGCATAAGTGTGTCGTGACTGGTATGCCTTTCGATGCCTGATGCCTGCACGCTTAATGGCTGTTTCCCATGAGTCGCCAATGGAATCTACCTTGTAGATAAAACCTACCTGTTTGCTTTTTCTAACCACCTGGGGGTTGAATACGAAAGTACATTCATGATTCACTGAACGTCCATATTCACGTAGTTGAACCTTGATGTGGTGCTGCTTACCCAGTCTTGTCATTTCAGCCTGATTTTTCAGGACACTGATAGCGGGCTGGATAAGATGCACAACCCTGTTTGTACTTGCTTCAGTTTTAGGTAGAGTGAACTCACCGAGTTTCGTATAATTGCGCCTGATAGTAATTGTTCCTGCTTTCAGATCGATATCTTCCCAGGCCAGGGAGACCAGTTCACCATGACGCATTCCTGTGTACACAGCCAATGACCACAGGTTTTTTGTCTGCTGATGCCGGCAAGCATCTATCAGGCGAATAAATTCGTCACGAGTTAGCGGATCTGGCTCTGCCCTGGCTTTTTTAAGAGGCTTAATTCCCTCGAAGGGGTTTGCTTCTAAGTAACCGTGATCTGCAGCAAACTGAAACATTCCAGCGATTGTCGTCATATAATAATTTACAGTAACGACGCTCCGTCCTCTTGCTGGTGCTTTGTCTTTCGTTGAATTCTGATATCCGGTCAGCAAATCTTTCCTGATATACAGCAATTCCTCTTTGGTCACCGTTGACACCAGTCTGCTACCTCCAATTTTCGGAATCATTGTTCTTGCAACGGACTCATAGCGATTGAATGCATTTGCAGAGATTTCCATGCGTTTCAGATCCAGCCACTTTTTTTCAAGTTCTTTCACCGTAATTTCTTTTTTATTTACCCCAAAAGCCTTGAGGTTAGGAGAGTCAGGGAACTGCGCAGCGTAATCAAAGTTTCCTGTACGAATGGCAAAACATACAGATGTCCGCAGCTCTCCGGCGATCTTCCTGTTCTTGGCAGTGTCAGGGACACCAAGATTTTCCCTGACACGTTTACCTTTAAAATTAAACCAGATGCGTAATGTGCCACCGTGGTTTTCGACGCCTGTTGGATATTTGACTTTATCCATCGATACCTCCAGACGCCCAAGAGCGATATGAGCTTACATATTTCATGGTATTAAATCACCCAGGTTGTTTGTTTTTCATTGAAGCGACCCAGGCATCGATTGCTTTTCTGTTATACATACATTCGCTGGAAGGTTTTGGATTACCGTCAGGCGATACGTGAATATACTCTCTTCCTACCATCCAGCATTCTTTCCGGGCCCGGAGAATTGTGCCTGGTTTGAGCCCGGTAATTGCGATAAGAACGCTTTCACAAACCCATTCATTGGGAGCCAGTTGAATCACATTGCCCATGCATTACCTCACACAACACTCAGCCCACGGCAGTGGCACCACACTTCAAACATTCGTTTCACAATTTCACGGCAGTAGAAACCGTCAACATCTCGCGTCAGGTCATAGCGATTGCCGTAACGCTGGCGTACCCATAGCTCAAACGCTTTATTCATTCTTTATTTCCTTTTCATGGCCCGTAATTTTTTCAGATGAGTTTCCTGTTCTGTTTCTGCCAGAATTTGTCGGTATTCCTGGTGATCGAGCCGTTCAAACAGTTCATTAAAATCGTTTATTTTTACCGACTGTGTTCGCCCATCCATTCTTCTGTACAACACAGTGTTATTTATGCAGCGAATAATTTTTACCGGGTAACCGGCACTGTCGGTATACAGTTGTCCCTGATTAATCAAAGCAAACATTTTTTCTCCTGCTCTCTGAATAGTGAGAACTTCAGAGCCGTATGTTTGTAGCGGGTTCAATACTGATAATTTCTGCTGAGATAAGCATCCCGGCAAGCCAGAGTTCTCCGGACAGGTCTTCATCCTGACATATCAGTTCGCCAATATTAATGGTGGCCATGATATCTGTTTCCCCTGTACGCTCATCCTCGACTTCTTCATAAGGCAGCGTTGCGTACAGGCTTTCAATAGCGCAACTGATAACATCCAGTCCGGTCAGATTGCCGCCGACAGTAACTTCGAATGTTTCGCGGTATTCCCATAACCCGAAAGTTAATCGAACGGTTTGTTTTGCCATGCGTCCGCATGACGTCAGATTCGGGTCATAGTTCATTATTTGCGGTTGGGCATTATGGGGGTTCATCTGCTTTTCCCTTAGCCCGGCGGCCTGCCGGGCATATAAGTTATTTAACCTGGATAAATGGTGTATTGGCACCGCTGGTCATGTATTGCGGCAGTGTGCCGTTCCATTTATTGATGGCTTCCAGCTCCATGACGCCGGGGTTCTGGCGCAGAGCTTCACCGCGTAAACGAATAGCATCAGCTTCGGCCTGGGCTTTTGTGCGAATCGCATCAGCCTGTCCGGCAGCTTCTGCGCGCAACATATTGGCTTCCGCTTCGCGCTGTTTTACTTCCTGCTCGCGCTGCAGTGTTTTCTGGTTCGCCGTGACTTTGGCATTAATGCTGTCGATAACGGTTGGCGGGTACTCCGGCTTACCCACATATGAGAGGCTCATTACCTGAATACCGATAGGTGTCATCTCTGCCTGAATGTCTTTAAGAGCTTCATCCAGCAGCTCAGACTTGCCGCCGTCGATAAATTTGTCAGTGGTCATTTTGCTGGCCAGTCGGTTGAGTGCGTCGGCGATCTTCTGGCGCAGGTCAGTGTCGGTAATGTCATCCACGCCTTTGCGGTAGGTCTGAAACACCGTGGTAACTTTGGATGGATCAACTTTGTAGGCCACGCCAATGTGATAGCCGATGGTTGTACCGTCACTCATCTGGAAACTGAACGGTTCATCGTAGGTCTTCATTTGTTTGAAGGTGGGGAAGATATAAACTTCAGTATTCCAGCCAGTCCAGTAGCGACCAACACCGACCACCTCACCGACGCCTTTGTCGTCGCCCAGTTTATTTACCTTGATGCCAACATTACCTGGTTCAACGCGATCGCAACCGACAAGGCCAATAGTCGGCAGAACAATGGCTAAAGCAAAAATAATTTTTTTCATCTTTTATCCTTAGTGAAAGAAAGACCCTTGTAAATGGCATAAATGCAGGGCGGGGTCAGAAACGCCAGTGCAAAGCCGGAAATAACTGCTATCGTATCCTTCATGGATATAAGGAACGGAACAAGTAATCCGTAAATGCATGCGATAATTGCCAGTAAAATTACTATTGTGAAATACAGTCTCATTGGTCTGTGGTATCCCGATATTTTTAACCGACTGACAGCGTAATAAAGAAAATAATGATTTCAGTTAGTGTCAGTACTGTGGCAAGGATTAAAATCAGTTTTACTCTGTTTAATTCACGGTTGCTTTTCATATAAACGGTTAATAAAAAACGAAAGAATTATATTCTTCTTAATGTTTAATGTGTCACTGGTGCTTCTGGCATACCATGAGTATTCAGATCGTGAATCATTTCATCCAGAAGGAGTTCAAGCCCTTCGCGCCCCATAGCAGAGACAATGAAGCCATTATCTGGATCTGCGATGAGCATTTTTTGATAGAGAAACAGAATTCGCCCCATGCCTTCAGCTTCGCCATATTTTTCAATAAATCCCCATTCGACATGGTTTTGCAGGGCAATGCGAAGTGGTCCTGGGTATATACTTATGCAACCATGTTTCCCCTTGTAAATAACTGCGCGATCTGTCGTCCCGTTATCGTTAGGGATATCAATAGTGCCGTTCTTGTCTTCCTCTTCACTGATAAACTTCATCACATACAGCCAGCGCCACTGGGCAACCTTCAGATCGACTGAAAATCTTCCCAGCAATCCGGCATCATCAGCTTCGGCAAGACATTGTATGATTCTTAAACCGTGCCAGTATGGATTATCGAATTCGCCATCATTAAGCCGCTGTACGGCCTCAATATAATCAATGGTTGTATTACCAATTTTTATGCCATGTGGCGTTACTTCTGGTCGGAACTCTGAATGATTCATAATGTTTGCTCCTTTGCTGGTGGAATAATCGTGTAGCCAGCTCTTTTTGCCATCCACAGAAATGTATCCATGCAACCAACGAATTCATTATCCAACAGATGTTTTGAGTAAATTACTTCACCATTTTCAATAGTTAGCAACACTCTTACTTTTTTATGTGTTATGTTTTGTTGTTTTTCTTCCATTGACTTATCTCCCATATGCTTTGCGCAAATACAGGCTGGCTATATGAAGATAAGAATCTCCATGTTGTGCAATGAGGCAGGCAGTTTTATACGATGCCTTATGTTTCAGGAAAGTCATAACATAATCTCCTGCGAATAAAGGTTGCAACAATCCCCGGCGATAAAACCGTAATAAACATTCAGGGAATATTTATTGTTATTGCGCTAATTCTTTTTCGGCAGCAGATTTTGCATATTCACATGCAAAATTCAGAATTTCGCTGCCAAGTGTTTTTGTTTCGTGATTACTGGACATATGTAATACCTGTGTTGCATGCAATAAATGATAAACATTTACCGCAAATGAATCAGGCTCCAGACAAATGCCTTCATAATCATCTTGTTGTGAGGTTGTTTCTGTCATTGCTCCTGAAGTGCATGCGAGCCTGTTTTTGACAATTCTCTTTCCTCTAATCACTATATCGGCAACATCTATTGCCTTTACAACCTCCGGGAGAAGTTCCGGGTTTGTATAATCAAAGTCATCAACATGGAGAACGGTTATGTTTTCGAACTTTTTCATGGCTTCCTCAGCTGACTTATATGTTCTGCTATATAGCGAGTCCCAGAAGTGTTTTCATATTGAGACTGTTTCCTCAATGATTGATAATTAGTCACCGGATGCTTATCCGTGTCCGGCGCACGACCACACGTAGCCGCGTGTTGGTCTCCATTTACAATTCAGCTCTCAATGGAGGATAAAATGATTAACGAAGAGCAACTTGAAAAAGAAATTTCAGCGCTCAAAAAAAGAATTAATGTGGCACAAAGTCGCTATCTCTGCATTAATTCGTCAGGTGGTTTCACCTGAAGATAAAGTAAATTTTATGAAGCACTTCTCATGTTCATCAAATGAATTTTTTACTGACGGTCCTCACCCAGAGGCTGGTTTTTGGATCCGTCAACTATTTTCGCAAGATAAGCGTAAATAGTGTCGTCAATGTTCGCATCGCTCTTGAATTTAAGAGCGATGCTCTTAATATCCTCTGAAATTATTGCCAGATTACCGTATGTTATATTTTTATTATTGCGCTCAGCGCTTTTTTGTATGCAATCAAGCAATTCACCAATGAGACATATGTGGTAAGCATCACAGTTTTTCATGCGCAAGTATCCCCACCTGTTGGTTTACCAGTTAACAGCCACATCGGATCGCAGCCAAGAATATTTGCCAGTGGGATAAGCATACTGATAGTTGGTTCATAGTCTCCGCTCTCCCACTGAATGATGATTTCTTCATCGAGATCGAGCAGCATGGCGAGTTCGGCGGTTGTTAAGCCGCAGGCTTCGCGTTGGGTGCGAAGACGGTTGTTGATTGCAGAATTTTTGTTCTGTAAAAGCATTGCTGACGATAGCTTTCTGGATATGCTATTTGTCATATCCCATGCCAGTCCTGCGCATGACTCGATATCGCCAGAGAGCGTAGCATCTGGCGTTGCTTTGGCTATTAGTGTAATGAGACTGCCGAGGTTTTTCAGTTCTTCAAGACAGTCAAGAGTTGTAGCTTTATTGATCATGAGATGATACCTCAGTTACGAACTTTGTTTTATGGTAACTAAGGTATCAAGGTGTGGCAAGTGATTTCTGATACTTTGGTTTCTTTTTGTGTTTTGAGTCTGGTCAGAAAATATCCCACCTGGCATCAACTACAACACCTACTATTTCGCAATCATTGTCCATTTCTATGATTGGATATTGTGGATTAAGGGGCTTTAGAAACGCCTTTCCCATTTCAGAAATATATTTTTTGAATGTTGCTTCATTGGTGGATTTTTTTCTGGCGATGACGTAACACCCTGAAAAAACTTCTTTATCTGGGTTGACAAGGATCGACATTCCTTCAGGAAATGTTATTCCTACGGGCGAAGTCATTGAGTCTCCGTGCACTTCCAGCCAGAACCCCCTCTCACCAGCGTATTTTACAGAATGCCTCCAGTTATCCTGATCATACATGTTGTAGTCATCACCAGCAGTTGCGAATAATCCTGCCTGAACCCAGTTAATTACAGGGTAAGAGTGTGCAGTGTCTCTCTGTGGGCAGCTCTTAACATTATTTTCCCAATGCTTATCTTTTTCATCTCCGCTCTGAAGCCACTGCGGTGAACACTGCAGTGCTGCTGCGACTTTAAAAAGGGTGTCACCGTTGAAACTTTTTGTAAGGCCTTGCTCGGCTTTACTGATTGCAACTCTGGTGACCCCTGCTTTTTTAGCCAACGCATCTTGCGTTAACCCAGCTTTTTGTCGTGCGTTGATGAGGCGTTCACCTAAAGATTTCATTTTTCTTCTCCTTTCATGGCTGTTGATACTAAAGTAACAGAATCTCTTGATACTTTGGATTCTCGCGTTTAACATTCTTGGATAACAGAGTATCCGGTGTGAGACTAAAGAATGACCCTTTATGAAATATTAAAAACTCAATTTAAAACCAATGCCGCTATTGGCCGCAGGTTCCCAAAGAAAGGAAAGCCTCGTGGCAGTCAAGGTGTTGGAAAGTGGAAAACGAGAGGTGTTCCAGAGGACGTAGCTATTCTCTGCCATCTGGATCCAAGTATCCCGTATATCCATCCTGATTTAGCGCACACAGAAGAGGGGCAAGGTAAGCAATCGGAGGTGTGATATGTCACAGTGCTTAGCGATGCTTCAGAAACTTAATCAGCGTGTTAAGGCTGGGAAGAATTTCTGCGGGAGTTTTGATAACCGGAACAATCCGCCTGTCTTCATAGAGCTCACTAGCTTTCAGTGCGTTAAAAAAGTTATCTACGGCTTGTTGGTAACTTCGTGCTTGTCTGCTGCTCAGGTGAGGGCGCAGTCTTCTGAAATCGTCTCTGGATATATGTGGCATATCCCGTTTTCCGTCTCGGCAACCCTCGCGGAAGGCGTCAAGGATCAGGAACAATTCATCAGCGACGGCATTGAACTCTTTCCGCTTATCTCGATTTTTGGCAAGCCAGTGTCCGAGCCAGGCGCCAAGTCCAAAAGCACTAACCGTCCAGATGAAGGTAACAAGGCGCGGGTTGGTATTGAACAGAAGAACAAACTCACTCCAGATGATTCCCATAATTTCTGGCGACTCCTTTTTGTTCAGGTAGCGGCATTTCTTGTTGCATTTCCTGTTGGTGCTTATTTCAGCATGTGGGCAAATCTTCGCAATGACTGGCGTAAGCATATCCAGAAAGGAAGACGCCTGAAAGTACCCGTACTGGCTATGTTCTCCATCACAGGCATCAGCGATCGCATTAAACCTCGATCTTGGCAGATATGGGAACGGAAGCATTGGTTTCAGGATATGCGGATATGCCATGGGATCGAGGCTGCTTATAGGGATGCATGGCTCTGGAAAAAGCGCGTAACTGAGAAGTGCTGAACCGTGATCCCAATAATTTATCCGTAAGGAGGTATCAGTGAACACCGCAATTTTTAACGATAAAGCATCCATGACCAGCGTTGAGATCGCAGAGTTGGTGGGTAGTCAGCACTCAGATGTTAAACGTAGTATCGAACGCCTGGTTGCTAAAAACATCATCCGGAAACCGCCAATGGCTGTTTCCGAGAAAATCAATAACTTAGGTTTTAAAGTTCAATATGAGCATTACCTGTTTGAAGGAGAACAAGGTAAGCGCGACAGCATCATTGTCGTCGCACAGCTCTGCCCTGGATTCACTGCTCGCTTGGTAGATCGCTGGCGCGAACTGGAAGAACAGATCCGTAAGCCAATGAGCGAAATCGAAATGGTTGCTGCGATGGCTCTTGAAGCCGTTCGCCAGCAGAAACGGATCACTCAGGTGGAAGAAAAAGTCAGCCATGTTGCCGAAACAGTCGAGCAAATCAAAAAGGGCACCATTCGTGAGGGCTATGCCGGATATCGCCAACTGAAAGCGAAAACCGGTTTGTCAGATGATAAATGCCGCAATCTGGTGAACGCTTATCAAATTCCTACAGACACCCATGAGTTCATGACGCCGGACGGATTGTCATCACGTCGCGCAATTGTTGCTGTGGAACCGTTTATGGCTGCTTTTTATCGGGTTATGGAGGAAGCAGAACCGCGAGGGACTCGCTGGTATCACCCGAAAATGGGGTTGTTTCAGGTTATTGGTTGGCAGAAATAAGAAAGGCCGGCAGAGAAAACCGGCCAGTCGGGTTTATCGTCGGAGATATTACGTGAAAAACAATATCAAAGTTTTCGATTTTAAATCAAGCACTGGTGAATTGTTGTCATCAGTTCGTAGTGTGGTCATTGATTCAACACCATGGTTTTTTGCCGTGGATATATGTAACGCGCTGGGGCTGACAAATACTGCTATCTCCCTTCAGTCCATCGATGATGAAGATAAAACCGAATATAAGGATTACTTAGGTTCGGGACGTAAGCCTTTGCTGGTCAATGAATCCGGGCTCTATGCGCTGATTATCAAAAGTCGAAAAAAACAGGCAAGACGTTTTAAACGGTGGATTACATCGGAGGTAATTCCGTCAATTCGTAAAACGGGGAATTACTGTCTTACCACAATGACATCCCTACCAGATTTTAGCGATCCGGCTGCTGCTGCCCGTGCCTGGGCGGACGAATATGAGGCTAAAAACAGAGCAATTAGTTACGTTCATCGTCAGGCCCAATACATCGAACATCTGGAAAATTTATTCCAGCCTGGCATGACACCGGTTCAGTTCTGCAAGCAACTTAATGGAGTAAATGTTCAGCGCATCACAGCATTTCTGGAGGCTCACAACTGGCTTTATGACGAGCGTCCTGAATCGCGAAGCCCCGCATGGCGTGTAAAGGCATATGCCCGAGATCTGTATCTGACTGAACGTCACCACTATATCGATTCAGGTTATGAAGAAGGGTTTTATTCGTACACACCAGTTCTTCTCCAGAAAGGGGCGGTCTGGATTTATCGCCAGTATCTTAGAGGTGCATTACCCATGAAGAGAAACTGGAATGGCGAATTCACCCACGATAAAGAACTGGCGGGTGCTGCATGATTGTTCTCCAAAATATTGATTCTGCAATTTCGGGACGTTACACTGTTCAGGCACCTTATAAAGCGGGTGCCGGGATTGGAACCCCGGAATTGCTCGAGGCGATATACGACGCGCCAGCGTCTTTTTTATCGTCCATGCTCGCGCACGCCAGAATTATGGTGGGCTGGGCAGGGGAGCCGAAAGGCTCGCCGGTTTCCTTGAGCGCCGGTAGTTCCAACCCTGTTCAGTCCGCCACCAGCGAGCTTGGAACCTCCGGTGGTGGAAGTTTTTCACTGCTCAAGGAGGCTGCCATCATGGCTACAGTCCCAACTTCCCCATACCTGAAAATCGAAGTCGTCAACGGCAAGGCCGTTATTTTCTCCCTGCATGTTGCCTGCCACTTTAAGCGCATGCACCAGAACATCGTCGACAAAATCGAGTATCTGAACTGCTCACGTGAATTCTTCTCCCGTAATTTCATTCCGGGTACTTACCACGTGTATGGCGATTCCCTGCGTGGTTATTACATCACCCTTGATGGGCTGATGATGCTTCAGCTTGGGTTAAGTCTGCGCACAATGCGGTACTACGAGAGCTGTATTGAAGCATTCCATGAGGCTGAAACCAGCCTGAATCACACTGCTTTCCGCCGTAATCAATGGGAGGTGCGCCCATGATTCGTCGCATCGTTAATTCCCTGTATCACCGATACAACCGTTGCCCCCGTGTGGGGCAGTGGTTTGCCACCAGCAACGGTCACGTTCTGCGGGTTTGCCTGGTCAGCACCGAAAGCCAGAAAGTCGTGTGTGAACTACAGGGGCGTAACTACACCATCAGTTACCCACTGGCGGTGTTTCGGTCAGGAAAAATGTTTAAACGCCTGGGAGGTGCTGTGTGAGTAGCAAAATTCTCGGTAACGTCTGGGATGCATGTGCCGCGTATGGAGTCAAAGGTGCAAAGCTGATGATCATGGCGCGCCTGGCTGATTATTCGAATGATGACGGGGTGTGTTACCCCGGTGTTGAAACAATATGCCGACAGCTTGGGTTGGGAGAAAGCACAGTAAGAACGGCAATTTCAGAGCTGGAGGCTGATGGCTGGCTGACGCGTCAGTCACGCCGTAAAGGTAATCGTAATACGTCCAATCTTTATCATCTGAATGCTGATCGGCTTGAACAGCTTGCCAGAACGGAGCGGGATAAGGTCGCTGAACTGAAACAGCAACGCAGATTTTCAGCATTACGTGACCCGTCAGATTCTGAACCTTCAAAATCTGAACCGTCAGAATCTGAATGTTCAGGTGTGTTTGACCCTTCAGATTCTGGCAAAAAAACGGTTTTGACCCTTCAGAATCTGGACCCAGATCCACAAGGTTTAAAACATGATCCGCAAGTAAATTCAAAACATGATCCGCAAGATATTGGCGCATCCGCTGACGCGTCTGCACCAGCGCGTTCTGCCCGGCAGGAATATTCCCCGGAATTTGAACAGGCCTGGCAGGAATATCCAAAGCGTGCTGGTGGTAATTCCAAGTCGGCAGCCTTCAAAGCCTGGAAAGCCCGTATCAGGGAGGGAATAAAACCGGAGACCATGCTTGATGGCGTGAAGCGGTATGCCGCCTGGGTACGTGCTACAGGAAATACCGGCACACAGTTCGTGAAGCAGGCTGCGACGTTCTTTGGGCCCGATCGTCACTTCGAAGATTTCTGGCAACAGCCAGCCGCTCCCGGAGGTGGGCGACAGCGACAGGTCGATGTCCTGTCTGGCCTGGGAGCCATGTCTGACAAATTCGGTAAATCCAGTGACAAACTGACATTCTGAGGCGACAGCGATGATGACGTTTAACCTGCGTGAACAACAAAAAAGACTACAGGCGCGAATGGATGAGTTACGGGCAGAGATTGCATTTGCTCAGAAGGGCAAAAAGCCATGGCCTTATCGTTCCTGTTTGATGCGCGAAGGGCACGGATACTGCGAAAAACATGGCGAATACCATGCGCATATTCTGGTGTGGAGCGCTCGTAATGGCGAGGACAGAGAAAAAATTTCATGCTGCCCTGACTGCTTGATCGCTGAGGCCAACGATTTGACCATGGAGCTGTCGTCCCTCAAGGCGGAAGAGCTGACTGATAACGCAGGAATTGCCCTGCGTTTTCGGGACTGTGAGTTTGATAATTATCTGGAGGTTAATCCTGATGCAGCCAGAAATCTTGCGGCCTGTCGCCGCTATGCGGAGAACTGGCCAGATATGCTGGAGAACGGTACCAGTCTTGTTATGACCGGTAGTTGCGGAACCGGGAAAAATCATCTGGCGGTATCAATGGCAAAACACATCATCCGTAACTATCTGGCCAGTGTGGAGATCACCGACGTGATGCGCCTTACCCGTGCTGTGAAAAACTGCTGGCGGAATGACAGCGAAAAAACAGCGGATGAAGTTATTGAGCATTATGCGTCAATGGATTTGCTGATCATCGACGAAGTCGGCGTTCAGTTTGGTAGTGCGGCTGAAATGGCAATTCTTCAGGAAATCATCAATGCCCGGTACGAAAGTATCTTGCCCACCATCCTGATCAGCAACCTTTCACCGGAAGAGTTGTGGGCGTTCATCAGCCCCCGCATTGCCGACAGGATCACAGATGGGGGGCGCAACTGGTTGTCGTTCAACTGGCCCAGCTACCGTGCGCATATTGGAGGTGTGGCAGCATGACCACTCCAGTATGGCGTAACGATGACCTGGAAGGCGCTGTCATTGGCGCGTTCTTTCTGCGTGGGGCAGATCATGAAGTGATGGATATTCTGGCCACACTGTCGGCGGACGTTTTTTCTGTGCGAGCGTATCGGGATATCTACACAGGCATTTGCAGACAGGCCCGTGTTTCAGGCGTGATTGACCCTGTGCTGTTGTGTAATGAGATGCCGGAACTTGCCCCGGTGATTACTGATACCGGGCGCAAAACCTGGGTGAAGTCGTCACTGGAGCACTATGTTGCAGCGTTGCGGCGCAATGCCGCATTGCGTGATGCAGAAAAAATACTTAATAAGGCGCTGCAGAAATTACGTGATGCGCATACCTGTGAAGCAGCTGAAGATGCCCTGAAGGATGCGCAGAACATGATGGCCTCATTGTCGACGGAAAAGGGCATTATTCAGCCTGTACATATTGATGATGTGCTTCCGGAGGTGGTTGAGCGCATTGAATGCCGGAATCAGGGACTGGAGAAATCCAGGACGTTGATGACCGGTATTGATGAACTGGACGCAAAAACGGGCGGCATGGAGCCTGGCGACCTGGTATTTATTGCTGCACGTCCTTCGATGGGCAAAACCGAACTGGCGCTGGATATCATCGACAAGGTGACTGAGCAGGGGCATGGTGTTCTTCTGTTCACAATGGAAATGGCGAACATCCAGATTGGTGAACGCATGGTATCTGCGGCTGGAGGAATGCCGGTATCACGCCTGAAATCTGTCGCTCACTTTGAAGACGAAGACTGGGCGCGTTTCTCACAAGGGGTGGGACGGATGACCGGTCGCAATATCTGGATGGTGGATCAGGCGAACCTGACCATTGATGAGATATGCGCAACAACGAAACACCACATGATTAAACATCCGGAAACGGCGCTGGTGGTGGTTGATTATCTCGGGCTGATAAAAACCCGAACCACGGGGCGTCATGACCTTGCCGTTGGTGAAATCTCAAAGGGGCTTAAAGGCCTGGCAAAATCCGGTGGTTTTCCGTTGATTGCGCTGAGTCAGCTCTCCCGCGGTGTGGAGTCCAGGCCCAATAAACGCCCCATGAACTCAGACCTGAAAAATTCCGGGGAAATAGAGGCGGATGCAGACATCATTCTGATGCTTTACAGGGATGAAGTGTACAACCCGGATACGCAGGCCAGGGGCATCGCAGAAATCAATATCACGAAACAACGTAACGGTTCTCTGGGGACGATTTATCGGCGTTTTTATAACGGACATTTTCTGCCTGTGGATCAGGAAAGCGCACAGATTCTTTCCACCCCAATGCAGCAGCCTCAGCCGCGCAGATACAGCAACAAACGAACTGACAGCAGTAAGATGGAGCGTTTCTTTTGAACAACCAGACAATGACTTTTACCCCTGAACAATTACGTAAACAGGCACAGGAAATGTTGCGACAGGCGGAACAACTGGAAAAAACAGGTGTAACAAAAGATGCCATTCGTCGGGATATGGTGCCAGCGCTCAGGGAACTGATGCAGGCAAAACACCGTGCACAAAAAGCAGTGGATGAGCTGGTGGATTGTGTGGCAGAGCTGGAAACCAGAGTTGGTAAGTTTGAAAAACTGGTGCAGGAGGTACTGCGCTGATGCGTGATATTCAGATGGTTCTTGAGCGTTGGGGGGCGTGGGCTGCGAATGAAGGAGGTAGTGTTTACTACTCACCGATAGCAGCTGGGTTTAAAAGCATACTTCCTTTTTCTGGCAAAGTCAGACCTATTTGCAGTGATGATGACGGACTGATTATCAGTTCGGCTATGAATGCGTTAAAGAAAAAAGATCCATATCTTTGTACACTACTTGAACTGCATTATATACATAGTATTTCTGCTAGAAATATCGCCAAAAGACAAGGCATCTCGCACACTCAAATTCTTAAACGTTTACAAAAGGCTGAAGGTTTTATTGATGGTTGTTTATCAATTATGAATGTGAAGCTTGATGTTGATGGTGCTCTTCATCATGGGTAGTTAAAGCGTCCCTTGATTTTCATTGTTTGCTGAATAAAATCCATTCGCTTGCAATGGGCAAGTGAATGGATACATGGAACATTGAGGTATTTCTATGGGCGGTATATTTGATTTTTTAACTTCTCATTTTGGAGTTTTTTTAATCGGTTTAGCTATAGGTAGTATATGGGTATGGAAATATTCGAAAAAAACTAAAAATGATGAAATAGAAAAATTGAACGCTGAACACTCAGAGAAATTGTTATGGTTGCGTGAAAAGTGTGATGAAAAGGTTAGGGATGCAGAGTATAAAACCCAACAAAAAATCATTGAATTGAATGCACTTATTGAGAATCATCGAGTTAGATGTAAAAATATTTTGTCAAAAGCGGTTGATTATGCATTTAATTTTGAAGATGAATTCTTTCAACAGCACAAAACAGCTCAAGTTGAAATACAAAAAGTACTTGATGATACCTTTCGTTATAAAAGAAAAACTCTTTTATCATCAGTTTCTTTAAAAAATTATGAAAAAAAACTACAAGATATAAAGAAAGAGCGTGAACTGTATAAAGGATTAATCGCTAAATATGATTTCTTCCATTTAGAGGATCATTCTGATTGGGAGGCGGTAGAGAAAGAATTTAAAGAAAAGGTGCTGGCTCTACAGGCTGCTCAAGAAGAACGAGAATATCAGAATGAAATCAAGCGCCAAATGAAAGAAGAGCGTCAGCGTCAGGAAGAGCTAGAGCGTAGGCAACGTGAAGCAGAAGAAGAGGAGAAGCGACTGGAAGAACAGCAGCGTGCTATTGATGAAGCCTTGGCTTTGGCTGAGGGGACATATAAAGCCGAACTGGAACAACAGAGATTGGAGCTTGAACAGAAAATTGCAGATGTGCATAAGCAGTATGAACGCGCCAAGTCTATGGCGCAATTAACTCGTCAAGGACACGTATATATAATATCAAATATTGGTTCATTTGGTGAGAATGTATATAAAGTTGGTATGACTCGACGTCTGGAACCAATGGATAGAGTTAAAGAATTGGGTGATGCATCTGTACCATTTGATTTTGATGTGCATGCCATGATTTCCTGCGATGATGCTCCAGCTTTGGAAAAAGCATTACATGATTATTTGGAGCGCTATAGAGTAAATAAAGTCAATTTGAGGAAAGAATTTTTCAGAGTTGAACTAGAAAAAATCATTGAAGTGGTGAAGCACCATCATGGAAATATAGAGTACGTCGCCAATCCAGCCGCGCTGCAATATTACCGAACTCTTGAAATGGAAGATCAAGATAGTGAGATGTATGAAGAGCAGGCTTCCCTTGCTACAGCCTGATGCAAAGTCTTGCGGAATTCCAAAAATCCGAATATCCTGTTAAGAGTGGTTACTTCGCCACACAGCTTAAACCCGCCGCCTGGCGGGTTTTTTGCGCCCAAAAAGCGGCACAGGACGTTAAACGCGCTGGTGGTTGCGGATACGAGGCTTTCAGCTTGCTGGCTTTTTCGACAAGAGTTATTGGTATGTCACGTTAACCAGAAAAGGGAAAAGGCATGCTAAAACAGCAGGATATGACCGAAACCGCCAGAGTGGTGTTTAATGAATTAAGCGTCACCGAACCGGCGACCGTCGGGGAAATTGCGCAGAATACGTACCTTTCACGCGAACGCTGTCAGTTAATACTGACCCAGCTTGTTATGGCGGGTCTGGCAGATTATCAGTTCGGTTGTTACAGACGCCTTCCGCAGTGAAGGCTTTTTTATTTGTGGTAATGGGCGGCTGGTGGGTGTTAGCGGCACCTGCCAGCCATCTGCTCATGCGTTGGGGTCACAAGCAAACCTCAGGCCCATCTGCTTTGCGCAAAAGCGGAATGAGCCTATCAGAGAAGTGCTTATTGATCTATGGCTAACACTGTAAAAATATCCAGTTATGAATTAATCAACGCTGATTGCCTGGAATTTATCCAGACCTTACCGGAAAACTCTGTCGATCTGATAGTCACAGACCCTCCATACTTTAAAGTGAAACCCGAAGGCTGGGATAACCAGTGGAAGGGCGACGATGACTACCTGAAATGGCTGGACCAGTGCCTTGCGCAGTTCTGGCGGGTACTGAAGCCTGCCGGAAGTCTTTACCTGTTCTGTGGTCATCGCCTGGCATCTGATATCGAAATCATGATGCGCGAACGCTTTAACGTGCTGAACCATATTATCTGGGCGAAGCCGTCCGGACGCTGGAACGGATGCAACAAGGAAAGCCTGCGGGCGTATTTTCCCGCCACAGAGCGTATTCTGTTTGCTGAACATTATCAGGGGCCATATCAGCCCAAACATGACGGCTATGCGGCAAAGGGGCGCGAGCTTAAACAGCACGTCATGGCCCCGCTGATTTCTTACTTTCGTGATGCGCGTGATTCACTTGGGGTAACATCGAAACAGATAGCGGAAGCGACCGGAAAGAAAAACATGGCGTCACACTGGTTTGGTACAAGTCAGTGGCAGTTGCCGAACGAGGGTGATTACAACAAATTGCAGGCGTTGTTTGCGCGTGCTGCAGCAGAAAAACATCAGCGCGGGGAACTGGAAAAGCCACACCACCAGCTGGTCAGCACATACAGTGAACTGAACCGGCAATATGCCAGCCTGCTGGAGGAATACAAATCACTGCGGCGTTATTTTTCTGTATCGGCTGCTGTTCCGTATACGGATGTCTGGATGTATAAGCCTGTACAGTATTACCTCGGCAAACATCCCTGTGAAAAACCGGCGGAGATGTTGCGTCAGATAATTACCACCAGCAGTCGTCCGGGAGATCTGGTTGCAGATTTTTTCATGGGGTCGGGTTCGACGGTCAAAGCAGCGATGGCGCTGGGACGTCGTGCAATTGGCGTTGAGCTGGAGACCGGGCGTTTTGAGCAGACGGTGAGGGAAGTTCAGGATTTAGTCAGTCAGAACGGATGATATTGCAGAATTAGTTACGTACCGTTATTATCCTGCGCCCGGCCCTTTAGCTAAGTGGTGAGAGCGAGCGACTCATAATCGCCAGGTCGCTGGTTCAAATCCAGCAAGGGCCACCATAACATACCGCCATTAGCTCATCAGGAAGAGCAGACGACACGATAACAGGGTTGTTGGTGCGGGGTTCGAGTCCTGGATGGCGGTCCATTATCTGCATCATGCGTTGTTAGCTCAGTCGGACAGAGCAATTGCCTTCTAAGCAATCGGTCACTGGTTCGAATCCAGTACAACGCGCCACACTTATTTTCCCTGGCTCGCTTCTGCGGGCTTTTTTGTATCTGCGCCGGGTCTGGTACTGATTACCTTAGCCAAAAGGAATATATGTATATGAAGTGTATATTGTTAAAGTGGATACTGTGCCTGTTACTGGGTTTTTCTTCGGTATCCTATTCCCAGGAGTTTACGATAGACTTTTCGACTCAACAAAGTTATGTATCTTCGTTAAATAGTATACGGACAGCGATATCGACCCCTCTTGAACATATATCTCAGGGAGCTACATCGGTATCCGTTATTAATCATACACCACCAGGAAGTTATATTTCCGTAGGTATACGAGGGCTTGATGTTTATCAGGAGCGTTTTGACCATCTTCGTCTGATTATTGAACGAAATAATTTATATGTGGCTGGATTTGTTAATACGACAACAAATACTTTCTACAGATTTTCAGATTTTGCACATATATCATTGCCCGGTGTGACAACTATTTCCATGACAACGGACAGCAGTTATACCACTCTGCAACGTGTCGCAGCGCTGGAACGTTCCGGAATGCAAATCAGTCGTCACTCACTGGTTTCATCATATCTGGCGTTAATGGAGTTCAGTGGTAATACAATGACCAGAGATGCATCAAGAGCAGTTCTGCGTTTTGTCACTGTCACAGCAGAAGCCTTACGGTTCAGGCAAATACAGAGAGAATTTCGTCTGGCACTGTCTGAAACTGCTCCTGTTTATACGATGACGCCGGAAGACGTGGACCTCACTCTGAACTGGGGGAGAATCAGCAATGTGCTTCCGGAGTATCGGGGAGAGGCTGGTGTCAGAGTGGGGAGAATATCCTTTAATAATATATCAGCGATACTTGGTACTGTGGCCGTTATACTGAATTGCCATCATCAGGGCGCGCGTTCTGTTCGCGCCGTGAATGAAGAGAGTCAACCAGAATGTCAGATAACTGGCGACAGGCCCGTTATAAAAATAAACAATAAATTATGGGAAAGTAATACAGCAGCAGCGTTTCTGAACAGAAAGTCACAGCCTTTATATACAACTGGTGAATGAAAGGAGTTAAGAATGAAGAAGATGTTTATAGCGGTTTTATTTGCATTGGTTTCTGTTAATGCAATGGCGGCGGATTGTGCTAAAGGTAAAATTGAGTTTTCCAAGTATAATGAGGATAATACCTTTACTGTGAAGGTGTCAGGAAGAGAATACTGGACGAACAGATGGAATTTGCAGCCATTGTTACAAAGTGCTCAGCTGACAGGGATGACTGTAACAATCATATCTAATACCTGCAGTTCAGGCTCAGGCTTTGCCCAGGTGAAGTTTAACTGAGAATCTACGGTTTATTTATGCGCGTCTTTTGTTTCTGGACGCAGATATTATTAGTGTTGTGGATGCTGATTAAATTTGGTCAGTGTTTTCGTTAAAGTCATATAAACACAGGGGCGTTCACGCCCCTTTTTGGTCTGTAGTTGGGTGAAGATCATCACTTTACTTTGCTCAAATAACTCAGCACTTGCCGGTTTACCCTTAAGGTAATACCTACGTTCCATAAAAGAAGCATCAATTTCACCTGACACCTGATGTCGGTGCTTGCTGAGGGCGTGTTGGTGGTGCTGTGCTGGCCGTGCTCTGGCCTCTACTGCGCAAAACAAAATAGCACCGCATAAAAGGCATCTGCGGGTGCCTTTGACCGGGTGTTGTTTTTATGGGCCGCTGGTGGCCCTTTTTTATTTACAGGAGAAAAAGTATGTCTGAACCCTTGTCCGGTTCCGGCACGGCTGCGGCGCTCGGCGGGGCGACGGTATTCGGGCTGTTTACCGGAACGGATTTCGGGATTGTGTTTGGTGCGTTCGCCGGGGCGTTATTTGTGGCAACAATGCCGCAGGCGCTTTCAGCCTGGCGTGTGGCGGCGCATTTTCTGGTGTCGTTCATTATCGGCGTGCTGGGCGCAGAGGTTCTGGCATCCTGGCTGGTAAAGCACACAGGGTTTGACAGTGGGCCTGTTGATGCGCTGTGTGCAGTGCTGGTGGCAGTAGTGTCGGTGAAGATTCTGTCGTTCATTCACCAGCAGGATATCGCATCACTGGTGTCCGGTCTGTTCTCCCGCCTGCGGGGTGGAGGAGGCGGCAATGTTAAGTAACCTTCCCGGATTGCTGAATGTGGCGTTATGCGCGGTTATCGTGCTGACGCTCTTTTTTTATCGTCGTCGTGATTCCAGACATAAACCGCTGATGTCATGGCTGGCCTGGTTGCTGATGCTGCTGTATGCCTTTGCGCCCCTCAGCTATCTGTGTGGTCGCCCGTTAGCAACGGGCTGGCTGGAAGTGTTTTTTAATCTGCTGTTCTGCGTGCTGGTGATACGTGCACGCGGGAATGTCACAAAAATCTTTCCATTGTTGAGGTGAATATGTCGGGTAAATTCAGATTCAGCCGCCGCAGTGAAAAAAATCTGGAGGGCGTCAAACCACAGCTGGTTGCTGTCGTTCGCCGCGCCCTTGAACTGACGGAGGTTGATTTCGGTATTACGGAAGGTCTGCGCACGAAAGAGCGCCAGAAACAACTGGTCGCGGAAGGGAAAAGCCAGACCATGAACAGCCGCCACCTGACCGGTGATGCGGTGGATGTCGTGGCCTACATTGGTAGCCAGGTGTCATGGGACTGGCCTCTGTACGAGAAAATCGCACAGGCATTTAAGCAGGCTGCCGCAGAGCTGGGAACTGCCATCGAATGGGGTGGGGACTGGAAAACACTGAAAGACGGGCCTCACTTTCAGTTGAAGTGGTGACAATTACTCTGTTAACGGAGGTAGTTTTGAAAAAAGAAGAAGATAAACAAGAAGCCGCTGCATCAATAAATGCAGCGGCTGGTACCCAGCTTAATTCAGATTGGGTCGAGACGGTAAACTCTGAATTGCTGGCGCTGCTTAATGAAGCAGGCTCTTGATTTTCTCCTCAATATCCTTCTGGCCTTCTGCTCGTGATGTATCAATGCCATCGGCAATCTGGTTGAGTGTCAACGCTATGATTTTTTTATTGCGCATTCTTTCATCCAGATGGTTTGCCGTTTTGCGAAATGAATCTGCCAGTTCCGTTTTATCAAGGCCAGCTTGCTCTGCAAGCTTCATTGACAGATGAACAATTGCTACCTGTTGACCGGCAAGAAGGGCGGCAATTAACTCAAGTTGTTCTTTAGTCATAAATTCTCCAGTTACCTTTCATTAAATGCATGGGGATTTTATCAGTCGGTTAATAAAGGCAGAAGATTATGGTTATGAACAGAAGTCACTGGACACACAGAATGCCGCGAACGGCGGCGAAATGGGCACTGGTAGCGATACTGGTGCCTTTTTTCCTGGTGGGATGCGTCAGCCTGGATAAAGCGCGCCAGCTTTTCGATACAGCTTCTCAGGTCTGCGAAATTGTCGACGGTGTTCGGCAGTGTCTGCAGAACTGATCGCCTGTAAGAGCAGAATATTTTGCTGAAAAATGAAGGATACGCCAGCGTCCGGAAAGCATGAAATTCTGTGTTTGTGGCTACTCAATAAAATAAATTCTTTCTGTCGCCGCGAATACTCAAATGTTGATCAGTGCCCGGTGCGGCGACGGGCTTCAATATCAGGAGACGATGATGGAAACAACAGAAAACAAACCGATTGTAATTGGTGCTGATGCTGCTCCGTTTAAGTTTGAGTTGTCTCAACTGGTGGAGATGCGCATCAGTGATGAATGGGGTGAGGTTAAAGCCCGCGCGCAGTATGCGGATGGCGAAAACCAGTACTTGATCCACTACAAAGCAGCTGATGGTCGCGCCACGACGGAGTGGTTTGGTGAGTCAATGCTGGAAGCAACAGAAGATGATCGTCATCCTGGTTGTCCGGTATTTGCCGGTATGAAATTACCGGAAGGCGCAGTTGTTACTGAGTAACAGGCATTACAGCAGCCCTTCAGTGAGGGGCTGCGATAATGCCGGTATTAAGGAGATTCCAATGCCATCACGAATACCCCGCGCCTGTCGTAAGCGTGGATGTGCAGGCACAACAACAGACAGTTCGGGTTACTGCGATAAGCATCGCGGTGAAGGCTGGGTGCAGCACCAGCGCGGACTGAGCCGCCACCAGCGTGGCTATGGCTCAAAATGGACGGTGATTCGTGCCCGTATTCTGAAGCGCGATAAAGGTCTGTGTCAGTTGTGTCTCCGTGTCGGTGTGGTGAGCGAGGCGAAAACTGTCGACCACATCATCCCGAAAGCGCATGGCGGAACAGACGCAGACAGCAACCTGCAGAGTCTGTGCTGGCCCTGCCACAAAGCGAAAACAGCGCGCGAACGAATCAGGTGATAATTATTCTCACTTGTGGGGAGGGGCGGGTCAAATCCCTGCAACCCTGGCTGTCCGGGACCGCCCGCCCCGTCAAATTTTTACACCCGCGAAATTAAAAATTTCAGGATTTGACATGTCAGGAAAATCTGTTGCGCCCGGAAGAGGGAGAAAGCCGAAGCCGACCACCCGTAAGGAGCTGGCAGGCAATCCCGGCAAGCGGGCATTAAATAAGTTTGAGCCAAAATTCACGCCGATCACCCATGCTGACCCTCCCGAGTGGTTTGATGAAACCGCTCGCCATATGTGGGATACCATTATTCGTGAGCTCTGTGCCCAGCGAGTTCTTTATGTTACTGATTTGCATAATGTCGTTGCATTCTGCACTGCTTTTCGCAACTGGCATGAGTCGCAGCAGGAGGTTATGCGCGTTGGGATTACGGTAGAGAGTGAGGCGGGGCCAAAGAAAAACCCGGCACTCACGGCGGCAAATGAGGCCGCCAGACAAATGGTGACATTCGGTAGTTTATTAGGGCTCGATCCTGCCAGTCGGCAGCGGCTTATGACGCCGAAGCAGGGGAGCGATAATCCATTTAAAAACCTATGACACGAAAAAATTACGTGAACGTTAACGCCGCAAATCAGTATGCACGTGACGTGGTTCGCGGAAAAATTCAGGTTTGCCGTTATGTCGTTCTGGCCTGCCAGCGTCACCTTGATGACCTGGAAAACTCAGCTAAAAAAAACTATCCGTTTAAATTTGATAAGGATAAAGCTGAGCGTGTGGCGAAATTTATCCAGCTTTTGCCACACACCAAAGGGGAGTGGGCATTTAAACGGATGCCCATTACGCTTGAACCCTGGCAGTTGTTCTGTATTTGTGTTGTGTTTGGGTGGGTGAGAAAAAAGAGCGGCCTGCGTCGATTTCGCGAGGCTTACAACGAAATACCCCGTAAAAACGGGAAATCAGCAATGTCTGCTGGCGTTGGTCTGTATATGTTTGCCTGCGATGATGAATTTGGCGCTGAAGTGTATTCCGGGGCCACAACAGAGAAACAGGCGTGGGAAGTTTTTCGTCCAGCCAGACTGATGGCGCAACGCACGGAACCATTGCGTGAAGCATTTGGTATTGAAGTACATGCTCAAAGCATGAGCCGTCCGGAGGACGGTGCCCGTTTTGAACCGTTGATTGGAGATCCCGGAGACGGCGCGTCGCCGAGTTGCGCCCTCATTGATGAATATCACGAGCATCAGACCGATGCGCTTTACCAGACGATGCAAACTGGGATGGGGGCACGTCGTCAGCCGCTGATTTTTGGTATCACCACTGCGGGCTATAACATTGAAGGACCATGCTACGACAAACGTCGTGAAGTGATCGAAATGCTTGAAGGGATTGTGCCCAATGATGAACTGTTCGGGATTATTTATACCATTGACGACGGGGATGACTGGACAGATCCGGCGGTATTGCGTAAAGCGAACCCCAATATGGGGATTTCTGTCTACAGCGATTACCTGTTATCTCAACAGCGCGCGGCAATTAACAACCCACGAAAAGTGGGCGTATTCAAAACGAAACATCTGAATATCTGGGTGGCAGCAAAAGACGCCTTCTTCAATCTTGTGAACTGGCAGAAATGTGAAGACAGGAGTCTGACGCTGGAGCGTTTTGAGGGGCATACCTGCATCCTGGCGTTTGACCTTGCGCGAAAGCTGGATTTGAACGCGATGGTACGGCTTTTTACCCGAGAGATTGACGGTAAAACGCATTATTATTGTGTCGCACCCAAGTTTTTTGTTCCCTACGACACAATCTACAGCGCTGATGTGACAGACAGTCGCACAGCAGAACGTTATCAGAAGTGGGTTGAAGGGGGATTTATTACCGTTACCGATGGCGCGGAAATTGATTACCGGGAGATCCTTGAGTCTGCGAAAGAAGCAAATCGCTTAAACGCAGTGGAGGAGTCACCTATAGATCCCCACGGAGCCACAAACCTTTCTCACCACCTTGCTGATGAAAACTTAAACCCTATTACCATCATTCAGAACTACACCAATATGTCGGATCCCATGAAGGAACTTGAGGCGGCTATTGAGGCCGGGCGTTTTCATCATGATGGTAATCCTGTGATGACATGGTGTATCAGCAACGTGATTGGAAAGCACATTCCCGGCGACGATGATGTTGTTCGTCCGATCAAACAAGGCAACGAAAACAAAATCGATGGTGCTGTGGCGCTGATTATGGCGATTGGTCGTTGCATGCTATTTGAGAAAGAAGACACGCTGTCTGACCACATTGAGTCCTACGGGATCCGTTCGCTTTAACTGAGGTAATTATGATCATGCTGATTCTCGCGCCTCTGGTGGGCGTGCTGGGTGTGCTTTTGCTGGCGTATGGTGCCTGGCTGATTTATCCCCCGGCTGGTTTTGTTGTTGCCGGGGCGCTGTGCCTGTTCTGGTCGTGGCTGGTGGCACGATATCTCGACCGTACACGGCAGTCTGTCGGCGGAGGTAAATAGTGTTCTTTTCGGGGTTATTTCAACGAAAAAGTGACGCACCAGTGACCACGCCAGCAGAGCTGGCGGAGGCTATCGGGCTGTCATACGACACCTATACCGGAAAGCGGATCAGCAGCCAGCGGGCCATGCGACTGACGGCGGTCTATTCCTGCGTCAGGGTGCTGGCTGAGTCTGTTGGTATGCTGCCCTGCAGTCTCTACAAAATCAGCGGCACCCTTAAAACACGGGTGGTGGATGAACGACTGCATAAGCTGGTTTCGGCAAAACCTAATGGCTACATGACGCCGCAGGAATTCTGGGAACTGGTCATTGTCTGCCTGTGTCTGCGGGGGAATTTTTATGCCTACAAGGTAAAGGCACTGGGGGAAGTGGTGGAGCTTCTTCCGATAGATCCGGGCTGTGTGGAACCGAAGCTGAACAGCCAGTGGCAGCCGGTTTATCAGGTGACGTTTCCTGATGGTTCCGTGGATGTGTTGACCCAGGATGAAATCTGGCATGTGCGCACCCTGACGCTGGACGGACTTGTCGGTCTGAATCCCATTGCATATGCGCGCGAGGCCATTTCACTGGCTGCGGCAACCGAGGAGCACGGTGCCAGGTTGTTTGGTAATGGTGCGGTGACATCCGGTGTGTTGCGTACGGAACAAAAGCTCACGCCGGATGCTTACGAGCGTCTGAAGAAAGATTTTGAGGAGCGTCACACGGGGCTTGGCAATGCTCACCGCCCGATGATTCTGGAAATGGGACTGGACTGGAAGTCGATGGCGCTGAACGCCGAGGACAGTCAGTTCCTGGAAACCCGCAAGTTTCAGCTGGAAGAAATCTGTCGTCTGTTCCGTGTGCCATTGCACATGGTGCAGAACACCGATCGCGCCACCTTCAACAATATTGAAGAGCTGGGGCTTGGTTTCATTAACTATTCCCTTGTGCCGTATCTGACCCGTATTGAACAGCGGATCAATACAGGGCTGGTCAGGGAGAGCAAACAGGGGAAGTTTTACGCCAAATTTAATGCCGGAGCATTGTTGCGTGGCGACATGAAATCCCGCTTTGAAGCGTATGCCACGGGGATCAACTGGGGGATTTATTCCCCTAATGACTGCCGTGATCTGGAAGATATGAATCCCCGACCAGGCGGCGATGTGTATCTGACACCGATGAACATGACCACCAGTCCCTCTGCTGGCGATGACAACGGTAAGAAAAAGGAGAGTGGAGATGCAGACAAAACAGCGTCTTGATATACCGCTGAACCTGAAATCCGTCAGTGATTCCGGGGAATTTGAAGGTTACGGTTCTGTTTTTGGTGTTAAGGACAGCCACGATGATGTGGTGGTCCCCGGTGCCTTTACCACAACACTCCAGAAATGGAGCGAAAAAAAGGCGCTGCCTGCGTTGCTCTGGCAGCACCGCATGGATGAGCCCATCGGTGTGTACACCGAAATGAAAGAAGATGATGTCGGGCTTTATGTCAGGGGGCGATTACTCGTTGATGATGATCCCCTGGCAAAACGTGCACATGCCCATATGAAGGCCGGTTCTTTAACCGGCCTTTCTATTGGCTACATCCTGAAAGACTGGGAATACGACCGTGAAAAAGGGGTATTCCTGCTGAAAGAGATCGACCTGTGGGAGGTCAGTCTGGTGACGTTTCCTTCCAATGATGAGGCACGTATCAGTGATGTGAAAAATGCGCTGGCACGTGGGGAGATCCCTGATCAGAAAATTATTGAGCGGGTCCTGCGCGATGTTGGACTCTCGCGAACCCAGGCCAAAGCATTCATGGCCGGGGGGTATGGCGCTTTATCCCTGCGTGATGCTGAGGATGTGGATGCCGCACTGAATGCACTGAAAAATCTTAAATTTTAACCAGGAGAAAATAATGGCTGATGTTAAAGATGTGGAACAGGTCGCGCAGGAGTTGCAGCGGAAGTTTGACGATTTTAAGGAAAAAAACGACAAACGTATCGACGCGATCGAGCAGGAAAAGGGAAAACTTGCTGGTGAAGTGGAAACCCTCAACGGAAAACTGGCTGAACTGGAAAATCTGAAAAGCGATCTTGAAGCTGAACTGGCTGAAGTCAAGCGTCCGGCAGGCGGCACGCAAAATAAAGTTGCCAGTGAACACAAAGAAGCGTTTATCGGATTTATGCGTAAGGGGCGTGAAGATGGCCTGCGTGAGCTGGAGCGTAAGGCGCTGCAGGTGGGCAATGATGAAGATGGCGGTTATGCCATTCCGGAAGAACTGGATCGCACCATTCTGACGCTACTGAAAGATGAGGTGGTGATGCGCCAGGAAGCCACTGTGATCACCCTCGGGGGCTCGGATTATAAAAAACTGGTGAATCTGGGCGGCACAACGTCCGGATGGGTGGGGGAAACGGATGCTCGTCCGGAAACCGCCACATCAAAACTGGGGCTGATTGAACCCTTTATGGGGGAAATCTACGGCAACCCGCAGGCCACCCAGAAAATGCTCGATGACGCTTTCTTCAATGTGGAAGACTGGATCAACAGTGAGCTGGCGCTGGAATTTGCCGAACAGGAAGAAATTGCCTTTACCAGTGGCGACGGCAGCAAAAAACCAAAAGGTTTTCTGGCTTACGAGTCCACCGATGAAGATGACAAGACCCGTGCGTTTGGCAAACTTCAGCACATTGCTTCCGGTGCGGCTTCCGGCGTGACTGCCGATGCGATCATTAAACTGATTTACACCCTGCGCAAGGCGCACCGCAGCGGCGCGAAGTTCATGATGAACAACAGCAGCCTGTTTGCCATTCGTCTGCTGAAGGATAACGACGGAAATTATCTGTGGCGTCCGGGTATTGAGCTGGGTCAGCCTTCTTCTCTGGCAGGGTATGGCATCGTTGAGAATGAGCAGATGCCGGATATTGCCGCCGATGCAAAAGCCATTGCGTTTGGTAACTTCAAACGCGGCTATACCATCGTTGACCGCATCGGTACCCGTATCCTGCGCGATCCGTACACCAACAAACCGTTTGTGGGTTTTTATACCACCAAGCGAACCGGCGGTATGCTGGTGGATTCTCAGGCGATTAAGCTGATGAAAATTGGGGCTGCAACCCGCCAGAAAGCCGCTGCGTAATGCGGTTTTTTTTGTGCCCGCGTAATGGCGGGCACAGGAGGAAAATATGCTCCTGAAAGAAGAGGAAATTAAATCTCACCTCCGACTCGATGATGGTTTGTACAGTGACGGCGATTTTCTGAAATTGCTGGCACAGGCGGTACAGAAAAGAACAGAGACATACCTGAACAGGAAGTTGTATGCACCGGAAGAGACGATTCCGGAAGACGATCCTGACGGGATGCATCTGACTGATGATGTTCGTCTGGCAATGCTGATGCTGGTCAGTCATTTTTATGAAAATCGCTCAACGATCACCGATGTGGAGAAACTGGAAACGCCAATGAGTTTCAGATGGCTTGCTGGCCCTTACAGGATTGTCCCGCTATGAAAATCAGGCAAAGTCAGACCAGTGCCACTTACCTTTTACCGGATCCCGGAGAGCTGAATCGCCGGATAAAGATCCGCCTTCGTGTGGATGAACCCACCGCTGATTTTGGTACGGAGCCAACGTATCCGGAGTCGTTTGATGTCTGGGCAAAGGTGGCTCAGCCAGGCGCTGCCGCTTATCAGGGCTCAGTGCAGACAGAAAATATCGTTACGCATTATTTTACGATCCGTTTCCGGCACGACATCACGGCAGATCACGAAGTGGTTTATTACGGTCAGGAGTACCGGATCCGGCGAATACGCGACCTGAACGGTCAGCGGCGTTTTTTATTACTGGAATGTGAAGAACTGCGTACAGCGCGACGACGGGGTGAATGCCATGAATCAGACAGCATTTTTACACGTCGACTTTAAACAACCAAAGGAGCTGGAGTTTAATCGCGCCCGTTTGCGTCGGGCGTTTGTGCAAATCGGGCGCGTTTACATGCGTGACGCCAGACGTCTGGTGATTAAACGCGGGCGTTCTGGCCCGGGAGAGAACCCGGGGTATCAGACCGGGCGTCTGGCCCGCTCCATCGGTTATTACGTTCCCAAAAAAACGACGCGTCGCCCCGGACTGATGGTGAAAATTTCCCCTAACCAGAAAAACGGGCAGGGGAATCGCCGTTTTCCTGAAGGCGCTCCTTATTATCCGGCGTTTCTGTATTACGGTGTTCGCCATTCAGCTTATGGAATGGATAAAAAGGATAAGCGACAGAAGAAGCACCATTCTTCGACTTTCCGGCTGGCCCCGCGTAATAACTTTATGGCTGACGTTATTGAGCGGCGGCGTCACTGGACGCAGGAACTGTTGTCCCGTGAGCTGCAGCGTTCGTTACGTCCGGTAAAAAGGAAGCATAAATGAAACTGACAACGATAATTGCGGCGTTGCGTGAGCGATGCCCGCGTTTTGAGGATCGTGTTGGTGGCGCGGCGCAGTTTAAGGCGATCCCTGATGCCGGAAAACTGCGACTGCCTGCTGCCTATGTTGTCCCCTCTGACGATGCGCCGGGGGAACAAAAATCACAGACCGATTACTGGCAGGATTTGACAGAAGGCTTCTCCGTTATTGTTGTGCTCAGCAATGAGCGTGATGAAAAAGGGCAGTGGGCAGCCTATGACGCCGTTCATGATGTCCGGAGAGAACTCTGGAAAGCCCTGCTTGGATGGATGCCGGATCCGCAGGGGGGCGAGATTGTTTATGCCGGTGGCACCCTGCTGGATCTGAACCGTTACGAACTGTATTACCAGTTTGATTTTACGGCGAAGTATGAAATCACGGAAGAAGACACGCGACAGGCAGAGGACGTGAATGCCCTGCCGGATTTATCCCTGCTGAGTATTGATGTGGATTACATCGATCCTGGTACTGGCCCGGATGGTGACATTGAGCACCATCTGGAAATGCGTTTCCCTCAGAAATAAGAGTCCCTCATGTTTGTGAAACCCCTGAAAGGGCGGTCAGTTCCTGACCCTGCCCGTGGAGACCTTTTGCCTTCTGACGGGCGAAATGTGGAAGAAAGCAGCTACTGGCTTCGCCGTATAGCGGCGGGTGATGTGGTACGTGTTAAACAGGATAAGGCTAAAGAATCATGACAATAAGTTTTAGTGCTGTTCCGTCGGATACGCTGGTGCCGTTGTTTTACGCCGAGATGGACAATTCTGCTGCAAATACAGCAGTGACCAGCGCGCCTGCATTATTGATCGGGCATGCCAGCAACGATGCCGCCATTGAGGTTAACAGCCTGGTGCTGATGCCGTCAGCAGATTATGCCCGTCAGATTTGTGGGGCCGGGAGCCAGCTGGCGCGTATGGTTGACGTCTACCGTCAGACAGATCCTTTCGGTGAACTGTATGTTATTGCAGTACCGGAAGCCAGAGGGGCGGCGGCGACGGTCAGGGTGACAGTTACCGGAGAAGCAGAGGAAAGCGGCACCCTGAGTCTGTATGTCGGGCGCTCCAGTGTACAGGTGCCTGTGGTGAATGGCGATGATGCCACTGCGGTTGCCACCGCGATTAAGGAAGCGGTAAACGGGGTTATCACCCTGCCGTTTGCGGCGTCATCTGATGCAGGTGTGGTGACGCTGACTGCCCGCCATAAGGGGCTGTATGGTAACGAGTTGCCTGTCTGCCTGAATTATTATGGTTCTGGTGGTGGTGAGATTCTGCCTGCGGGGCTTCAGGTCGTGACGGAAGCCGGAACTGCGGGTAGCGGCGCGCCTGATCTTACCGCCGCTGTTGCTGCTATGGGCGATGAGGCATTCGACTTTATCGGTCTGCCGTTCAACGATGCCGCCTCCATCAATATGATGATGACCGAAATGAATGACAGCAGCGGTCGCTGGAGTTATGCGCGCCAGTTATACGGGCATGTCTATACCGCAAAACTGGGAACGCTGTCAGAGCTGGTTAATGCCGGAGATATGCATAATCAGCAACATATCACGCTTGCCGGTTACGAAAAAGAAACCCAGTCGCCTGTCGATGAACTGGTTGCCAGTCGCCTTGCCCGTGAAGCGGTATTTATCCGCAATGACCCGGCCCGTCCGACACAGACGGGGGAACTGGTGGGGATGCTTCCGGCACCGAAAGGTAAGCGATTCATCATGACAGAGCAGCAGACCCTTTTATCTCACGGCGTGGCGACGGCTTATGTGGAAGGCGGCACGTTGCGGATCCAGCGTTCCGTAACCACATACAAAAAGAATGCATATGGCGTGGCAGACAACAGCTATCTGGACAGTGAAACACTGCATACCAGCGCATATGTTCTTCGCAAACTGAAATCGGTCATCACAAGCAAGTACGGACGCCACAAGCTGGCAAATGATGGTACCCGTTTTGGTCCTGGGCAGGCGATTGTTACTCCTGCCGTTATCAAAGGGGAGCTTCTGGCGACATATCGTCAGATGGAGCGTGCCGGTATTGTGGAAAATTACGATCTGTTTAAACAGTATCTGATAGTTGAGCGTGATGCGGATAACCCGAACCGACTGAACACGCTGTTCCCGCCGGATTATGTTAACCAGTTACGTGTCTTTGCGGTGGTTAACCAGTTCCGTCTCCAGTATTCAGAGGAGTCAGCATAATGGCAAAGATCGCCGGAACCTGTTTTTTTAAAGTGGATGGTCAGCAGTTATCGCTGACAGGTGGCATTGAAGTGCCGATGAACACCAATGTCCGGGATGATGTCGTCGGCATGGCTGGTGATGTGGATTACAAGGAGACCTGGCGGTCACCTTACGTTAAGGGCACGTTTAAAGTGCCCAAAAATTTTCCGGTCGACAAAATTACCGCCTCAGACCAGATGACGATTACTGCCGAGCTGGCAAACGGCATGGTGTATGTGCTTTCGGCGGCCTGGCTGCATGGCGAAGCAAACCATAATGCCGAAGAAGGTACGGCAGATCTTGAATTCCACGGCGAAGAGGGAGGATATCAGTAATGAGCGTGACAGAAATTGTTTTAAAAAAACCGGTGACAGCGCATAACGAAACGCTGCATGTGCTGGAGTTGCGTGAACCCACGTATGACGAAATCGAGGCCCTGGGTTTTCCTTTCATTATTTCCGGTGAGGGCAGTATTAAACTGGACAGCCAGGTGGCACTGAAATATATCCCGCTGCTGGCGGGGATCCCGCGTTCATCGGCGGCGCAGATGGCAAAACTGGATATTTTTAAGACCAGCATGCAGATCCTGCGTTTTTTTACCCAGTCGGAGACGGGAAGCACCTCCGGAAACGACTCTACAATGTTGCCTGGTTCTGGAAACTGAATCCACTGGAGCTGCGACGGGTGGCTATTTCGCAGTTTACAGAACTGGAAGCCGAGGCCGTCCGCATTAACGAGGAGATGAAGCATGGCTGACAGTTTTCAGCTGAAGGCGATCATCACTGCCGTGGATAAGGTGTCGGCACCGCTGAAGGGGATGCAGCGCCAGCTGAAAGGCTTTAAAAAGGAGTTTGCCAGCCTGTCTCTGGGCGCAGCGGGTGCCGGAACCGCAGTACTGGGGGCGCTGGCGCTCCCGGTCAAATCTGCCATTGCCCTTGAATCAAAAATGGCGGATGTCCGGAAAGTGGTGGATGGTCTGGATACGCCGGAAGCGTTTAAGGCAATGACGGAACAGGTGCGCGACCTGTCAACAGAACTGCCCATGTCGGCGGAAGGTATCGCCGAAATCGTGGCGGCGGGTGGTCAGGCTGGCATCGCCCGTGACGAGCTGATGCAGTTTACTGACGACGCCGTGAAGATGGGGGTGGCCTTTGACACCACGGCGGAAGAATCCGGTCAGATGATGGCACAGTGGCGCACAGCCTTTAAGCTGACACAGGGAGAAGTGGCAGGACTTGCGGACAAGATTAACTATCTTGGCAATACTGGTCCTGCAAGTGCGAAAAAGATTTCTGATGTTGTGACCCGTATTGGCCCTTTAGGCAGTGTTGCGGGTGTGGCCTCCGGAGAGATTGCCGCAATGGGGGCAACCATTGCCGGAATGGGGGTGGAATCAGAAATTGCAGCGACGGGGATAAAGAATTTTATGCTGTCGCTGACAGCGGGGGATTCCGCCACCAAATCGCAGAAAAAAGTGCTCCGCTCGTTGCGCATTAGCCCGAAAAAACTGGCGGCGGATATGCAGAAAGACGCCCGTGGGGCCATGCTGCACGTACTGGATTCTCTGGCGAAATTGCCGAAAGAAAAACAGGTCGCCGCGCTTAATGAACTGTTCGGCAAGGAATCTTCTGGATCCATTGCGCCGCTGCTCACGAATCTGGATTTGTTGCGAACCAATTTTAATCGTGTGGCGGATGCGCAGCAGTATGGCGGCTCAATGCAGAAAGAATATGCTGCCCGTGCCGCGACGACGGAAAACCAGTTGTTGCTGCTGCAGAACCAGATCAATGCGATTTCTTCCACGCTGGGGGAAACCTTCCTGCCTTCAATCAATGAAGGCATAAAAGAGATGAAGCCTTTTCTGGAAGAAGTGCGCACGTTTGTCAGAGAAAATCCTGAGGTCGTAAAAACCATCGCGAAAACTGGAGCGGCATTACTGACGATGGGCGTGGCGATTGGCACATTGACACGCATAACAAAAATCATGGGTAGCGTGATGAATATGACGCCGGCAAAGGGATTAATTGCGCTTCTCGTCGGTGGTGCATATCTCATAATTGATAACTGGGAAACGGTCGGGCCGGTTGTGAAAAAAGTCTGGCAGGAGGTTGATCAGGTTGTCAGAGCAATGGGGGGATGGGAGCAGGCAGTAAAAACAATAGCAACGGTTTCTGCTCTGTATATTGGTGTGAAGGCGGTGGCAAGTATTCGTGCGGCAACAGTCGCCCAGAATCAATGGACAACGGCGGCAGGAAAAACGGCGCTGAAATTAAAGGGGCTCGGGAAGATCAGTCTGATTGGTGGATTGCTTGAACTGGGCATGATGGCGCAGGAGTTTGAAAAAGAACATCCCTGGCTTGTTAAAAATTTTGTGGCTGATGCACTGAACAGTGGATTTGGTCTGAATGATAAGTTCGACGAGTGGGGCAAACAGTTCCATGATTTTGTCTATGACATGACCGGATGGCAGATGCCACGTGGTGATGGGTATTTATCTCCGGATAAACGCTACACCCCGAATGTATCACTGGAAAGGAATCAGCTGTTAAGCCTTTCATCTTCACCGGCAACCCGCAGCGAACTTAAGGTGACGTTTGACAACGCGCCGCCGGGAATGCGCGTCATCGATTTGCCGAAAACAGGCGATCCCTTTATGAAAATCACCCATGACGTTGGGTATTCACCTTTCAGGCGTTAATAATGGGGTATCAGAATGGATTTTCCTTCCTTACCTTCTTTGTCCTCTTTGTTTTCTTCATCTTCCGGAACGACCTGGCGCGATAATCTTTACGATGCTTCATTTCGTGGCGTTCCGTTTTCGGTGGAAAGCGACGAGGGTTCGTTCGGACGCCGCGTTCAGGTCCATGAATACCCAAACCGTGACAAACCGTACACGGAAGATCTCGGGCGTGCCACGCGACGGCTGACGATTAATGCGTATCTCGTTGGTGATGATTACGCAGAGCAGCGCGACAGGCTGATTACCGCGATTGAAACCGCCGGGCCGGGGACACTGATCCATCCGCAGTTCGGTGAAATGCAGGGCTGTATTGACGGACAGGTGACCGTTTCTCACTCCAGCACTGAAGGCCGTATGTGCCGGGTTTCATTTCAGTTTGTTGAGAGCGGGGAACTGTCATTCCCTGTCGCCGGAGCCGCAACCGCCAGAAAACTGGAGGAGTCGTCCGGATTCCTTGATGAGCTGATTGAAGACATGTTCGGCGATTTTGATCTCGCGGGAATATCGGACTTTATTCAGAACGATGTTATTGCCCGGGCAACCGATATGCTGGGAACCGTTCAGACGGCTTTCAAAATGGTTAATTCTGCTGTTTCTGCCGGTATGAGGCTGATGCAGGGCGATTTATCCGTCATTCTGATGCCGCCATCGGTTGCCAGTGATTTTGTGCATACGTTGCAGGATACCTGGCGGGCCGGAACCAGGCTGGTGGACAACACACAGGATCTGGTGCAGTCCATAACGACAATGTCCGGTATTACGCTGGATCCAGGACTGGCACCGCGTGCGGTGTGGCCCACAGATTCCGCATCGGTTGTCAGGCAAAAACAGCAGACAAATCTGGTGGCTGCAGTCATCCGGACGACGGCAGTCAGCGAGGCTGCAAGGGCGGTCACTTCACTGCCGCAACCCGGAAGTCTGGTGAAAAATCAGCAGGCGGTTGTGGCTGTTGGCGGCTCTGCTGAGCGTCAGTCTGATATTATTCACGTTTCACATCCGGCACTTGACAGTGTGACTGCCAGCACAGAGCAGAATGAGACAGCACAACCACCCACGCGGGAAAATCTCACCATCATACGCGAATCGCTTAACGCGGCGATTGAACAGGAGCTCAGGCGTACGGCGGATGACAGGCTGTTTTTTCAGCTGACGTCATTACGTACAGAACTGAACCGGGATATTCAGGCGCGTCTGGTTCAGACGGAGGAAACCGCAGAGCGAACGCCAGCGGAAGTTCTGCCTGCGCTTGTTCTGGCTGCGTCATGGTACGACGATGCGTCCCGTGAAATTGATATCCTGGATCGAAATGCCATCTCCCATCCGGGCTTTGTTCCGGTCAGGGCATTAAGGGTACCCGTCAGATGAATAATACCGTTTTACTTCGGGTTTCCGGTCGCGAATGGGGCGGCTGGACATCCGTCCGTATCAGTGCGGGCATTAACCGTATTGCCCGGGATTTTAATGTTGCCATTACCACCCGCTGGCCCGGCAGCCGGGATTATCAGCCCCGGATAAAAAATGGTGAGCTGGTTGAAGTGCTTATCGGTGATGAGCCCGTGCTCACCGGATATGTGGAGGCACTACCGCTTCGTTATGACGCCAGCAGCGTCAGCATGGGAATTGTCGGGCGAAGCAAAACAGCCGATCTGGTTGACTGCTCCGCTTTGCCACTCCAGCAGAGCGGAAAAAACCTGCTCAGAATAGTCAGTGAACTGGCTGCGCCATTTGGCATCACCGTTATTGATGCTGGCGTGCCGCAGACAGCGGTGATTGATGCCCAGCCGGAACACGGCGAAACCGTTGCCGATTGTCTTAACCGGTTACTGGGGCAGGTTCAGACGCTGGCTTATGACGATGAATGCGGGCGACTGGTTCTGGGAAAACCCGGAACAGGTAAAGCGGCGACGGCGCTGGTTCTGGGAGAGAATATTCTTTCCTGTGACACGGAAAGAAGCATCAGAGAGCGGTTTTCTGAATATCAGGTCAGTGGGCAGCGACCGGGCAACGACGATGATTTTGGTGAGGCTACCATTGCCGCAATACGTCAGACCATTCAGGACAGTGGTGTGACCCGTTATCGCCCTTTGTTGATTCAGCAGTCAGGCACAGCAACGACAGCAACCTGTAAGGCCCGTTGTGAATTTGAAGCGCGTCAACGGGCTGCGCTTACCCGTGAGACAACATATACGGTTCAGGGCTGGCGGCAGGGCAGTGGCGCGTTATGGCGTCCGGGGTTATCTGTCATCGTTTTCGACCCGCTGAATAATTTTGATAATGATGAACTGGTGATCGCAGAAGTCACCTATAACCAGGACGACCGGGGCACGACGACTGAATTACGGGTTGGCCCGGCAGATGCTTATCTCCCCGAGCCTGTTACCGCCAGGAAGAAAAAAAATGTTGAGGAGGATTTCTGATGAACGGGTTTTCTCTTCGCAATCTGATTTCCCTGGCTGTCATCACGGCGGTGGATTCCGCCAGAAAGTGTCAGTCTGTAGGGTTGAAAATGATAGCCGGAGATCAGAAACAACACGTTGAGCACCTTGAGCCTTATGGTTTTACATCTGCTGCACAGAACGGTGCTGAGGGCGTTGCTTTATTCCCGGCGGGCGATCGTTCTCATGGTGTGGTTGTGGTCGTGGCTGACAGACGTTACCGGTTGAAAGGACTGAAACGTGGGGAAGTGGCGCTTTATGACGATCAGGGGCAATCCGTTGTCCTGACCCGTTCCGGTATTGTGGTGAACGGGGGCGGGAAGCCCATTATTTTTCAAAACGCGCCTAAAGCGCGCTTTGAAATGCCTGTCGAATCCACCGCTGATATTACTGACAATTGCGACAGTGGCGGACTCAGCATGCAGCAAATGCGGCAGACCTACAATGCCCACAAACACACCGAAAATGGTGATGGTGGTGGGATCACTGACACGCCAGATCAACCGATGGGCTGAAAATCATGATGATTAATGTTAACGGGCGAACCGTGTCGACCGGGGCTTCGCTCGACCTTCTGACGCGTGCTGTGATTATTTCGCTTTTTACCTGGCGGCGTGCAGGGCGTGATGATGATGCACCGCAGATATTTGGATGGTGGGGGGATACCTGGCCTACGGTTCAGAATGATCGCACGGGGTCGCGTCTGTATCTGTTGCGACGCAGCAAGCTGACAAATAAAACCCCGCAGCTTGCCAGAGATTATGCCCGTGAAGCGCTGGCGTGGATGGTGGAGGATGGTGTTGCTTCCCGTCTTGATATTAACGCTGTCAGGACCGGGACAGACTCGCTGGCACTTGCCATTACCATTTACCAGCGTGACGGCAATATTCACAACATTATTTTTGATGATATCTGGAGTGAACTGAATGGCTGACAGTCAGTTTTATCGCCCCGGCCTCCCGCAACTTATTTCTATGATCCGGAGCGATTTATTAACCCGCTTTGAGCAGGATACGCTGCTTCGTCGTATGGATGCGGAAGTGTACGCCCGTGTACAGGCTGCAGCTGTGCACACGTTGTACGGGTATATCGATTATCTTGCCAGAAATCTGTTGCCGGACATGTGTGATGAAGACTGGCTGTACCGGCACGCCAGAATCAAACGCTGCCCGCGAAAAGATGCGGTGGCAGCCCGGGGATTTGTGCGCTGGGATGGCGTAGAGGGGACGCCGGTATTGCCAGCGGGAACGCAGATCCAGCGTGATGATCAGGTGACCTTCACCACGACGGCGACGGTGACCGCAGCCGATGGTCTTCTCCGGGTGCCTGTTGTGGCAGACGAACCGGGATCGGCGGGGAATACGGATGATGGTATTGCCATGCAGCTGGGAACACCCGTCAGTGGTCTGCCGTCCACAGGATACGCTGACACCATTACAGACGGTGAAGATATTGAAAATCTGGAAATATGGCGTGCCCGCGTTATGGAACGTTATTACTACATTCCACAGGGGGGCGCAGACCCTGATTATGTTATCTGGGCGAAAGAAGTTCAGGGTATTAACCGTGCATGGACTTTCAGACACTGGAAAGGTATTGGAACGGTTGGCGTGATGGTGGCGACAAACGATCCTGAACACCCGGCCCCGGATGAAAGCGTGATTAACGCAGTCAGGGACCACATCCTTCCTCTGGCACCTGTTGCCGGAAGCGGATTGTATGTATTCGGTGCCACAGAAAAAGTTATCCCGATGACGATTGCGTTATCGAAAGACACACCGCAAATCAGGGCGGCAATAAAATCAGAACTGAATGCGCTGATGTTCCGGGATGGTGTGCCGGAAGGGCGCATGTATCTGTCCAGAATCAGCGAGGCTATCAGTTTATCTGCAGGTGAGGTGGCCCATCGACTTATCGACCCTTCATCGGATATTGACCTGGGGGAAACTGAGCTTCCGGTGCTCGGGGAGATCACATGGCAGGCTTATGACCCGGTAAGGAGTAAATAATGGATACGTTACAGGATGATTATACAAAATTGTTGTATGGCCTGATGCCGCCGGGACCTGCATGGTCAGATACCGACGGTGTACTTGACGGTCTGGCACCATCGCTTGTGCGTGTTCACCAGCGGGCTGATGAACTGGTGATTGAAATCGATCCCGGTCAGTCCACAGAGCTGATTGAACGTTATGAAGAATTGTATGGTTTACCTGATTCCTGTTCCCCTGTCGGAACCCGGACATTACGTCAGCGTCAGCAACGTCTTGAAGCAAAAGCCAATGTGGCTGGTGGCATAAATGAGCAGTTCTTCCTGGATCAGCTTGAGGCGCTGGGATATACCGGCGTGACGATCGAACAGTTCCAGAATCTGGATGCAAGCCCCGATCCGGAATGGGGTGATCGCTGGCGTTATTTCTGGCGTGTGACGTTGCCGGTGGATGCCGGTGCTCAGTGGCAGACATGCACAGACGCCTGCAACACACCGATCCGGACGTGGGGGGATACGGTTGCGGAGTGCGTGATTAATAAATTATGTCCGTCACATACTGTCGTTTTATTTTCCTATCCAGATGAGGATGAAGATGCACAGGATTGATACGCTGACAGCGGTAAAAGATAAGTTTGGTCCGGGCAAGAATGGATTCACTGACGGAAATATTCGGACGGGGCGTCTTGCCACCTGGCTGAACAGTGCCATGTGGGATGCCATTCAGGAGGAAATCTGTGGTGTCATTGAGAAGGCCGGGATAGAACTGAATAAAGAAGAACACGATCAGCTATATAAAGCCATATTATTACTGGTGGGCGGTGCGATTAACGAAGAGGCATTGCTGATAAAAAATAACCTTTCGGATGTGGAAGATAAGGATGAGGCTGTTGAAAACCTCGGATTAAAACCCACGGTGGATAAGGCAAAAAGTGCCGTTCAGCGTGATGGTGACACCATGACCGGGGAACTGAAAATCCGTGGTGTTAATGCGCTGAGGATTTTCAACGAAGCCTTTGGTCTGATTTTTCGTCGTTCGGAAGAGTGCCTGCACCTTATCCCTACCAGTGAAGGTCAGGGCGAGAATGGCGATATTGGTCCACTTCGACCGTTCACTATTAATCTGCGGACGGGTGAAATATCCATGTCGCATAAAGTGTCTGTTGGCGGCGGTTCTCAGGTCAATGGTGCGCTGGGTATCGGCGTTCAGAACGCGCTGGGTGGAAACTCAATTGCTTTCGGAGATAACGATACCGGCCTGAAACAGAATGGTGACGGCCTGCTGGATGTTTATGCCAATGGTCAGCACGTATTCCGTTTTCAGAATGGCGCGTTACAAAGTAACCGGGCAGTGAATGTTTCAGGTCGGGTAACACCGTCAGACTACGGAAACTTTGATGCCCGCTATCAAACCAAAACAGGCGGTGTACAGGATGTGCGTCTGGGCGGTGCCATTGGTATTGGGCGTGGCGGGAATGCACCATCAGGTCACCTTATCAGCGGTCTTGACGGTGGTGAAAGTATGGACTGGGCCAATGCCCGCCCGGTGCAGGTTCTGATTAATGGGGTCTGGCGGAATGTAGCGAGTTTGTAATTATGATGCACTTAAAAAATATTACGGCACAAAACCCTAAAACAATTGAGCAATACCAGCTGGCGCGACAGCATAAATTTTTATTGTGGCTGTTCTCCGATGATGGTCAGGAATGGCACGAAGCCCAGGAAAAATTTCAGCCAGACACTCTGAAAGTTATTTATGTTGAAACTGGCGAGGTGGTCTGGGTCGGAAAAGACATCACCTCAATCTGCCCGGAAAATAAAAGCGTGATTGAGTTACCGGATATTACCGCCAATCGTCGCATTGAGGCGTCGGGTTACTGGTTTTATCGCAATGATGAATTTGTTTTTGACTACAAACTTAAAGCGGAAGATGAGCGTGATGCACTGTTAAAACAGGTCAGCATCATGACCAGCGAATGGGGAAAAGACCTGCTGCTGGGATTAATCAGTGACGAAGACAGGGAGAAGCTGAAAGCGTACCGCATTTACGCGAAATCGCTGCAGGCGATGGATTTCAGCACCATCGCTGATAAAAGCTCATATAACGCCATTGAATGGCCCGTCTCTCCGGAAGCCTCTTCCTGATTTAATTTATTGCGAGAAAAACTATGTCTGTAGTGATATCAGGTGCGCTGATTGATGGCGCAGGCATCCCCATGTCCGGATGCCACATAATTCTGAAATCCCGGGTAAACACCTCAGAGGTGGTGATGCGCACAGTTGCTGATGTGGTGACAGGAAACTGTGGCGAGTACTGTTTTAAGGCGCAGACCGGAAAATACTGCGTATATCTGAAACAGGACTGGCGCGACGAGTACTGTGTTGGCGACATTGCCGTATACGACGACTCTAGGCCCGGCACACTGAACGACTTTCTGACTGCCCTTGATGAAGGCGACCTCAAACCCGACGTGGTGAAACGTTTTGAGGAAATGGTGGCGCAGGCGCAGCAGAGCGCGGAAGCGGCAGCGGAAAGCGAACGACAGGCCGGGCAACACGCAGCTGATGCGCAGAAGATTAAGGGTGATTGCCAGACGCTGGCAGATAATGTTCAGCAGAATACAAATGCTGTGGAGGAAAACACGCAGCGCGTTGAACAGCTGGCCTCGCAGGTTGAGGATACCGCTGAAGAAGTCAGGCAGGATGCTGAAGCCGCCAAACAGGCCGCATCCGATGCAGAGCAGGCCAGAGATGATATTGATGTTGCGTTATCTGCAACGCTGAAAACGGCGAATCACCTGTCAGAAATTGCAGCAGAGGGGGAAGATGCTCAGCAGGAATCCCGCGACAATCTGGGGTTGAAAAGTGCCGCCTTGCTTGATGTCCAGAGCGATATTTATGACAGAACCGCAGGATGTCTTGCTCTGCCGGGGGCGTTCGGATACGGGCATGTGTTCTCTTCGTCGGAAGTGGTGTATTTCAGCGCCCAAAATGGCCCTGCCGAATTTCTGAAATGGGTGTTCGAAGTCACCCCCGGGCGTTACGCGGTAACACAATATGGAGGGACTAACACTTCGTATAACCCCATCATTGCGTATGACATGGGGCAACCTTATTTCCGTGGACTTGTGGATATAGACATACGATACGGAATTGACTCTGCCGGTATTGAAGCAGAAGCGCGTCGGTGGATAACGTTTCATGGTGATGCAGAATACGATGGGGGATTCGGTGAAGGTCCTGCGAAATATCAGGTACTGGTTAAAAAATCCATGCGTCCGCCAGACCTACCAAAAGCATGGTCGCGGTTGTTCTGGTCACGTAATCGCCTGATGCAACTGTTGTATGCAACAGAAAATACATCAAAGCGTCCTCCGTTCCCCGGAGGCCTGGTTCTTGCTGCATACCTACCGGACGATGGCAGCAGTGAGGTTACGTTACTTCGTGCACAAGGCGTGTCAGGCTCAAGACTCCGGCAGGTGGTCTTTGAAGCGGAGTATCGCACGTCAGGATTTAGTGCTGCTGCGAGGTCATTTGTCTACGGGGATACCCTGCCTGGTACATATGTCGCTTTATCTGGCGGCCCGGATGTTAAGTTTTATAACCGGGGCTTAGTTTCTTTGTTTGTGAGGATTGCATGATGCAGATAAAAGAGATTACCAGTCCCCGTTATACCGAATCCGGTGCGATTGACTGCGACGTGCTGTTTGAGGGAATGGAAGACCCACTTCCGTACACAGCCACGCCAGACGATACAGCGAAAACCGGCCAGCAAATCTGGCAGGAGTTGCAAAGCGGCAAATGGGGCGAAATCGCCCCGTTCACCATTACGCCTGAACTTATCGCCGCGGCGAAGGATGCCAAAAAGCGGGAAATTGAGGCATGGCGTACAGAACAGGAAGCGCAGCCGTTCACGTTCAAATGGAACGGTCGTACCTGGAACGCTGGCCCCGACTCACTGGCTCGCCTTTATCCGGTAGTAATGGCGGCGAAATCCGATACGGCACGGAACGAGATGACGTGGGGTGACGCTGATAATCAACAGGTGAAACTGTCGATGCCGGAACTGGAAGAACTGGCGGCAGCAATGGCGCAGGCGCAGGTCGATCGCAATGACGAGATTTATCAACGTCAGCGTGAATTGAAAGAGGAACTGAGCAGTCTGGGGGATTTGAATTCGGTTAGGAATTTTATAGTGGAATAACAGAAACCGCGGCACGTCGTATGCAAGAACGTACCGCGGCTGGCTGGATAACTTTCGATAGTGCGAGTATTGAATGATTTCCAGCCGTTATCGATTTTATGCGTAAAATTATGAACAAATTACCTGTCTCTCGTAGAGATTTTTTGGGGCATATATGGGACAAAAAGTTCTGCTTCGGGACGTTTTGGGGCATGGTTGGGACACTGTAACACATACGAACTTTGCCGAATTACGTATGATATTATTTTTTAACGCATTGAATACACTAGAGAAAGCGAGTGCTCTTGGGCGATCTTTAGTGATTTTTAAAATAGCCGTGTCACGCAGTTAA